TTTTATTTTATTACCAATATGATTTTATTACCTTCTTAGGCTCTACTACCCTTTTGGGTATTTCTGTAATTTGATTTTCAAAGTCTAAGTTAGGTTTTATACTTCGCAACCATACCGAATCTGAATAACTTGAGTTAGGGATATCTTTACTTTCTTTCTTAGTTGTACGTTCCTTTAGCATCTCAGGTCGATTTACTCTTACCCAATTGATATACCAAGGAGCGACCCTCTGAACATACTCTATATCCTTACCTGCGTATTTACCACTTCTAAACTTCATCTAACTGCTAAAAGAATCCATGATTTTGATATCCCATTAATTCTTTTTATTTTTACAAATATACGAATTATTTTTCAAATATCCTAATAAATTCACAATTAAACTTTACGATGTATCCAGACCGGCTCACAGAACGTTTTACCAACATTCTCATCATGCTTTCTTAGAGCTTCTTCAGTATATCTATCTCTATCTTCTTCGATAACCAATCCTGCACCGACCGAACCTGGTCGTTTAGCCATTTCCATACCCAAACACCCTTCATAAGTACCACCCAACGATTTAATAAAATCATTCATTGGGTTTGTGATTTCCATATACTTTCTTTCACCACCTGATGATGCATATACATCTGCAATGTTAACTGCGATGTAACCACCCTTTTTGATTGAAGGCCAAATCTTCTCAATTGTTTTATGTAGAAAGTTTTTATTCCAATCATCAATAGTTTTGTATCTCACCCAACTCTGATTATCATCATAAGAATACCTCTCTACTGAAAAGTAAGGTGGTGATGTAAACACCATATCAAAGTGATTTTCATATGGAGTGAAATCAAAATCTTCAGCAGCAGTTTGGTGAAACTCCCAATTCTTTTTACCTTCAAAAAATCCAGAGTGTTTATCATAGAACTCACCCTGCATATGGTAGTATGGGTGATTTTCTTTTCTAGGGTCTAACCCAACATAATGTTTGGTGTTACCTGCGGCCATAAATCCAGCGAATCTATCACCCCATCCTGCTGAGAAATCTAATACGTTTTCAGAACCCATCATTTCATAGAATACCTTTGCAACATTGGGTTTGAATTGAGAACAAATATACTTTCTTAAACTTAAACAAACTCTCAATTCATTTCTGGTAATCTTTGGAAACTTTAAAGTGTATAATCCACCCATTAGAGTAACCATAAAGTTACGAGTTTCCCATGTACGTTTTGGGCCTGGAGAAACAGTTCCATCTACACCCCAACGATTTTCCTGTTGGAAATGATTGGATGCATTATTACCTGTATTTAATCTACGAATGTATTGTGGTTTACCTCTGAATAATAGTTCATATTGTGATTCACTTGCTTTTCTTGGAAACCACTCACCTTCTACTAAAAGTTCATTCCAACGAATTCCCTTTAGTTTCATAAAATCATTGTAGGCATCAACCTCACTTATTTCAGCGGTTGGTAGCGGATAATCCATAAGGATATCCGCTAAAACCTCTTTTACTTCTTCTTTTGGGAAAGTTTCTTTAATGTAAGTCCATTCTTCTTCATTGATTTCGAAGTATGGCTCCATATCTTTAAACTTCTCAAAGTATTTTTGTGTTTCTGTCATATTTTAAAATTTACTAATCGTTGAGTAATTGCTTTCTAATTTGAATTTTTTCAAGAACTTCTGATTCATATACAGATTCTCTATCATTTTTCCAGTTGTTATACCCACTTGAAGTTGCTTCACATAAATCCAAATCTTTTACTTCTCTATTTGAAGAGTAAGATGGGATATGGTCTATTTGAACATTTTCACCCATAAGTTCAGAATACGGAAGTGTTACATAATCAACATCACTACCATATTTCAAAATGAAATAGTCATCTGGATGTTCATCAGAATAACGAATTGCTTCATTTTTAGAGTTGTAAATATAACCATTAATTCTAACACAGTACCCATCTCGTTTAACAATATAACTAACTTCTTCTGGTTTAAAATTTCTTTTAGCGGGAAGTATAATCAAGATTTCATCTGTTAATTTTGTCCAGAATCTTTCAATAAAAATATGAGTCATAATATCATATTGATATCCAGAAGTTATTTTCGTATTCTTTTCAACATCCTCTTTAACAAACTGAAAGTTTATATCAAATGGTGTAAAGTCTTTTTTGTAATAACACGTTGAGTTTTTCAAACCCTTCATTAAGTTCTTAACTGTAAGTGGAGTACCATCTCCGCTGTAACCTAAAATTTGAAGTTCTTCTTCAAGGTCTGCTCTAACCTCTAACGCCGTTTCTATAATTTTTTTATAAAGGGAGTTTCCTTTTAAATTAATCTGTAGTTTACTATCTTTTATATCTTTAACTAAAGAAAATAAAAGTTCTCTCCAAGCACTACCTGAAGATATAGGGTATCGTGTATGTTCTTTATTTTCTCTAAAAGTAACCCACGCTTGAATAACATTAAAGAAGTAATCTAAATAACTACTGAAATCACTTCTAACTTTCCGATTCTCTTTGAATTGTGTTTCTACCCATTCATTAACACTAGATTTTCCCCATTGATTGTTTAAAATTGCGTTAAAGTTAACTAACATCTCTCTGTCTTCAATCATCAATAATTTTTCATCATTAAACAAATGAGGAATCATTTTCTTTGGTAATTTATTTTTAGGGTAAGATGCTATAAAATCTGTAAGAGGACCACCCCAACCGATTAATTCTTGAAGTATAGTATCTTTCATATTATTCTTTTCGTTTCTGTAAAGTTCCGTTTTGAATGTTCTTGAAACATATTTTGTCCAAACTTTAACTTCAACTTCCAATAGTTCATTTACTTTTTCAAGATTCCCAGCTGCTATATGTTTTTCATATATTTTTGGTAAAGCAAATAAACTTCTATTTTTTCCTACTATAACATAGTATCTAAACTTTACCGAGCCATCAGGATTAAAATAATATCGTTTCCAATAATTAATTTCATCATCAATTGCCTCAATATAATTGAGGTAATCAATTCTTTCTTTTAATTCCTCAAGTGATTCTATATTTTTTTTCAAATCAATAACACCAATAGTTCCTATATGAGAACCATTTCTTAAACTTTCTTCATACGATGGGACTCTGAAAAACTCCTTAAACCATGTGATGAATCTATCCACAGTTGAATCGTATGCCATACAAACAACCGAAAGATTATCCGAAAGGATATCTTTAATAGTAGTTATGTTATGATATTTTGGGTATTTTTTATCCCTATCAAGATAAACAACATCTCCATCAGATTTAATAGGTTCTCCGAATTTTTGTAAAAAATCCACAATAGTGTAGTGTTTTGACCTAACGGGGTACGCTGAATCTGATTTTTTTCTATTTCTCAGGTCTTTTAATTTTACTTCTAATGATTTTAAACTCATAACTTATAATTTTTTTAATGTTTAATGTTTAACTCTTAATCTTACTATGTAAATGTACAACATTTTTTTAGATTATCCAAATTTGAAATGTTAAAAAATGTTAAAATTTAAAAAACTTTTCACTTTCTATTTTTTCTAATTGTAACCTGTAAATTATACCAGGTATTACACCTGTTTCTTTTGAATTCCATTGGATATCCGAATCATATTTGAATCCGTATCTTTCATAGAATTTACGAGCTCTATCATTGAACGCTCTTACAGTTAATAGAATATTACCAGCTCCTTTAGATTTACAATACTCTACAAATTCATCTAAAACCTTTTTTGTTGTACCCTTTTCGGTTTGGTCTGATGCAATCTGATGAATGATAAAATCTTTTTGTTTTCTGATGGTTGTAGCATTTGGTGATAATTTACCACGTTGTGAATATTGTGTAAATGTAATCACTACACCATCCTGCAAAATTAAATTTCCCTTCTTAATTCTACCAACAAGTTTAAATCCTTGTTTGTACATATGTGGGAATATATCAGGATACAGATTGATAATGGCCATAGCATCTTCTATGACCTTATCCATCTCTTCACCTTCTTCTTTTATCTGAACTATATTTAATCCCAAAACTTCTTAATATTTAAATCATCTTTATACTGAAACTGATTACTCAATCTATCCTTTAATGTATCTTTTATTTTTTCCACATCATCAGATGTTCCCGCTCCTTGTGCAAACCAAACCTTTTTTCTATATAAAAGTTCATCGGATATTTCACCTTTGAATGCATCTCTCAACAACGGCTTCATTAAACCTTTTTCTGTTTGATATATAGGTGGTATATTTAATGAATACTCCACAAATGGCCTCCAACTATAAGGTGTTCGTATTTCAACAGTACCACCCCACATCATAGATTGATTTTGTGATGGAAAGTTTCCTTTATGTACATCCTTTATTAATTTTCTTCGTGCGATATCATATGATTCTTCGGTATAACAGAATCTTGTTATCATCCCATAACTACCCCAAATCTCATCAGATAAATCACCACTAAACACTACTTTAAATCCATGTTTGTGTATCTCTTCACCTAATTTAATAGTTGCAAGTGCACTACCTATATTCTGCCATTTTGTTAATTCAGTTACATATAATGTAGTATCAATTGAATTCATAATTTCATCATTTGTCATATGAATTTCATGCAATTTGATACCAAATTCTTTAGCCGCCATTCTTGCAAACTTTATATCACTTCCACCCTCAGTTGTTACTACAAATGCTTCTAATTTAGGATATAACTTAGATAACAGATATGTTGTTATTACAGAATCAATTCCCCCACTTAAAAGTGTACAAATGGGAACATCTGAAATCATTTTAACTCTTACCGCTTCTTCTAAATCTTTTCTGATTCGTTTAACAATAGTTTCTCTATCATCGTTTATAATTGCCGTAGGTAGTTCATAATAAGTTTTTACATCAAAATGTAATGTTTCGTAGTTGTATTCAACATATGTGCCAGGATAAACTGTTTTTACACTCTTTTTGTAAATATCAGATAACGGCAACCCCTTCTTCTCTGAGCAAAATGCTAACTTACAAGTTACTTTATCAATTGAATACCAAAATGGAAGTTCACCAATATAATCTCTAACTAAATAAACAGTAGTATTTCTGGTATCTATAATTGCAAAAGAAAACATACCATCCAAATCTTTAAAAGAATCAATTCCAAATTCTAAATAAGAATTTAAAATTATCTCAGTATCTGATGTGGTTCTGAATGGCAGTGTTATCTTATTTTTTAAGTCTTCAGTAAGTTTACTATCCCATAACTCACCATTGTAAACAATACAAACGGTTCTATCTTCATTCCAAAATGGTTGGTTTGCAATGTCTGATAAATCCTGTATAGATAATCTATTATGCCCAAAATAGAAATCGCCTACATTCTGAATAGTTGAATTATCCCTACCACGATGTATTATGTTTTCTAAACCTTTTTTTATAGTTTCAGAAGTATAATTATTTCCACCTATAATTCCACACATATTAAAAATTTTTATTTGAATAGTTCATTTTATATATGAACCCACGTTTTTCTATTTACTATTTCATTGATATTCCAATTTGATACTTTGAAATTTCTAGCAATAATTTTTATAGAAAATCCTTTAGAGTATAGTTCTCTGATTTTAATAACATCTTCTGATGTAAGTTTAGCATTAGGATGATTCTCACCTCTCGCTCTATTATCAAACATCCAAGATTTCCATTGTACCATTCTACAAATATACGAAACTTTTTTCAAATATCCAAATTTATTTTACTACATTTAAGTAAGTTTCTTTTGGCTGAACCCCAACGAATCTTTTAACCTCTTGTCCGTTATCCAATAGAACAACGGTTGGTACATTTCTTACATTATATTGAGATGCTAATTCAAATTCAGAATCTACATCTACTTTTTGAACTGGTATCTGTTGTGATACATCATTCATAATCGGGCCTAACGTTCTGCACGGGCCGCACCAACTTGCTGAAAAATACAAATACTTCATGTTTTATTTAATTTTAATTATTTTTAAAAAAGTGGATGGGGAGTAGCGAACACCCCCCACCCGATTCCGTTACGAATAACGGTCCTAAAGGTGGTCGTTAGACCACACTATCGTCTAGCCATCACATGAGAGGCAATTTTCGTCCATCGCTTGTTCTGCAATATCACCTCTAAGTACTGATTCGGTTCTCGTATAGTAAAGTGTTTTAACACCTTGCTTCCATGCTTCCATATGAACTTGATTCATCCACTTTGGACTTGCAATTGATGGGAATGCTAAATTCAATGATACTGATTGGTCGATATATTGTTGTCTAATACCAGCTTGTCTAACTAATTCTAATTGATTGATTTCCTTAAAGGTTTTAAATACATCCTTTACTCTATCAACATCTTTACCTTCTTCACAATCAGATACATTTATGAGTCTACCATCACAATATACCCAATTATCTAATTCATCTATTCCTTGAATAGAACCACCATCTGAAAGAATCTTATCCCAAGTTTCTTTGTTATTTATACCCACTTTTCTTAGAACTCTTTCCAACTCTTTATTCTTGCGAATAAATGTACCTTTTGCAGTTTGTTCTGTGAATACATTTGCTGCCCAAGGTTCGATACCTGGTGAAACGTTACCACTCAACTTTGAATTTGATACAGTTGGTGCAATTGCTCTAAGGTGAGTATTTCTAAAACCAGTACCAACACACCAAAGTGGTTCACTATACATTTCAGCCATATCTCTACTTGCTCTTTCAGATTCAATTTTCATTTGTGAAAATATCTTTCTTGTTTCGAATTGAGCTCTTAATCCTTCAAATGGAATACCATTTTGTTGTAAGTATGTATGCCATCCTAATACACCCAATCCTAATGCTCTACCTTTTTCTGCTGAACGTACTGAGTTTTCAAACCCTCTCATATTCTTAGCTTTCTGAATGAACTCTTCTAATACACCATCCAAGAACCAAGTTGCGGTATAAACCAAATCAGTATCTTTCCACTCATCATATTTTGCTAAGTTAAGAGATGATAAACAACAAACAAAGGAATGTGATTCATCAGTATGAAGTGTAATCTCAGAACAGATGTTGGTCATAAACACCTTCAAACCATTTTGCTTATACGCTTCTGGATTTTGTTTGTTTACATTACCTTTAAACATAATATAAGGTTCGCCTGTAGCTTTCCTTTTTTGAAGTACCTTACCCCATCTTCTACGAGCATCATCATCACCATCTTCTAATTGTCTCATAAACTTATCACCAACTACAACACATTGATGTAAGTTTAAACACTGTCGGTTAACATCACCTTTTGGTTCTCTGATTTCAATCCATTCATCAAAATCATCATGTTCAATGTTTAAGTTTACTGATGCCGCTCCTCTTCTTACTGCTCCTTGATTGGTAGCAATGATAGTTGAATCATATATCTTAGCAAATGGTACAACTCCATCTGATGTACCATTTTGTGATATGGTTGTTCCTGCAGGTCTAATCATATTAATACCTACTCCAACACCACCACCATGTTTGGCGAGTAACATCATCTCTAAGTTCTTCATTCCAATTTCTTGGATTGAATCACCTACATCTATACCAAAACATGAAATAGGTAAACCACGGTCTGTACCAGTATTGCTAAGAACAGGAGTAGCGAGATTAAGCCAACCACGCCAAATATAATCAAAAAACTTAGAGGCAAGATTACCTCTTCCCAAACGACGGGCGACCGTAGTAGCGACACGCCAATACGCATCTTTCGGAGTTTCTCCTTCCAAAAGATACCCTTTACTAATTGTTTTAACATAAATTTCTGTATTTGCCCAGTCTGGAAAGTCTACTCCGAGTTCCCATCCTAATTCTTCTCCAAAATTTCTCATTCTTTTATAAATACCCCATTTTCAGTTCGACCAGTTCGGTCTTTGATTTCATTCCAAGCAGCTTCCAAACATTCATTTGGAGTTAAACCACATTGGTTTGCTAGAATAATCAAAGTTACAAATGAATCACCAATACCATCCTTCAATTCAGCTTCATTGTTTTTTGCTAATGCTCCTGCAGTTTCACCTACTTCTTCCATTACCTTTAACATTTGCTTTGTTGCGTTTTCAGGTTTTAATAATCCTTTTGCATCTGCCCATTTGCCAACATTATTAATTAAATTATCAAATAATTCCATAACTTCTTTTTTTTATTGTTTATATTAAATTTATTACCAAATATCGTTAAAATCTTCGCCTTCATTGGCTTTTGAGTAATCTGTTGGTCTTACTGCAAAGAAATCGGTATGTGTAACACCACCTGTGAGATTATAAAACCAATCTAAGTTAGATGCCTTTTTATCGTTATATTCGAAAGTTGGTTCGTATCCCAGTTCTTTTAATTTTTCATTACCCCTCTTTGAGATAAACTCTTTTAGGTCTTTTGATTTTAGATTTTCCAAATCACCCATCTCAAACATCTTATCAATGAATTTGTGTTCCATCTCTACCATATATTGAGCTGCTTTGATTACATCATCCTTTACTTCTTCTAATAATTCAGGATATTCATCACACATATGTCTGAACAATTGACACCCCATCTTAGAATGAAGAGATTCATCCCTTACACTCCACTTCATTTGCTGTCCGATTCCTTTCAGAAGATTTCTCATCTGAAAAGAATACAGAACTGCAAAACTACTATATAAAGATACACCTTCTGCAAATGCTGAGAATATCGCTAATGAACGGGCTACTTCTTTTCTCGCAATAGGATTTGTTTGTAAATCCTCATGTGTCCAATCTGCTGAAGTAGCGGTTAGGAATTCAAATTTTTCTGCAATTGCAGGTTCGTGTAGGAAAGCTTCAAAATCTTCCAATCCTAATGATTCATTAAGATATGAGTATGCAGTTGCGTGGATTGTTTCTTGCGAACCAAACATCATCGCCATTTGCTTAATCTCATGTTTAGGAAACCATTTAGTAACCATACCAGTCCAATAATCTGAAACTGCACATTCGGTCTGAGCAAAACCTAATAAGATATTACCAACTAAGTGTTTTTCTTCTTTCGTTAAATTCTCATTCCAATCTTTAATATCACCTTGCATTGGTATCTCAGTATGTAACCAAAATGCTTGTGCTTGTTTCATCCATCCCTCTGTATAATATACAGGATATTCAAACGGTTTAAACGGTATTCTTTCTGTAAATAATCCCATTAATTTTCCTTATTTTTGTAATGTAAATTGTATAGTCGGTGAATATAAATATGATTTAAAAATCAATATCTTTATTCATTTCATTATATTTTTGTAACAAATTCTTTCTCACTAACTCACCCCCATTGTTCATATCACTTTGGGTTTTTTTACCATCAATGGAATCATCAGAATAAATTTGAATTCTACCATTACTCATATTTGCTTTAGATGGTAAAGTCATACCATCAGGTCCAAATCTGTTTTTAATAACGTGCCAACGACCTGTTCCAGCTAACTTATCTTCTATCTTTCTACTTAGAGAAACAACGAAATCTGCTGTCATTAATTTAGAGAATGAACCTGCGATAGAAGTACCAGTAATCACATCATCATTTGCACCACTACGATTAATTTGTGATGCTGTGAATAGTGGACACTCATACTCACCAGCAATACCCCTCAACCCCTCTACAATCTCTTCTAACTCTTCGTGTCGTTCTTTTCTACTGTTACCTTTTAACAAATCAGCGTAATCCACAATAATCACATCAGGATTCTTACCTTGTAACTTTAATTTATCCAAAGAAGCTCTTAATGCATTTAAACCTGCCGATTTTGTTGGCCAATACTTTACAATAAGTTCACCTTTTAGGTTATTTACCTGATGAGTTACCTCTTCTATATTGTATTTAAGATTTGGAACTGCAGTACCTGTTAGAACTGCATCATATCTTTGACCAACATAACCTTCATTTAATTCTAATGTATAGTGAACTACAGTTTTACCTAATTTAGCAGCAGCCATTCCAACGTTAACCAAAGCCCAAGATTTACCAATACCTGGTGGTGCTGCAAACATTATCAATTCACCTTTACCAAAACCACCATCCACTAATTCATCAATAACATCCCAACCAGATGGTATAACATCTCTAATTGTTGATTCGTATCTTTCTTTAATATGTACCTTATACTCATGTCCTATATCAGTATCTTGTCCCGCTTTCATAGCAGAATCAATCATTGATTTGATAGTATCAAATTTACCTTCTTCTAATAATCCAACTGATTCTAAGATAGCATTTTTAAATGTTTGGTTTTTACAAAATTCTAATGTTTTTTCTTTAACATATTCTAAATCATCAGATTCTAAGCCATTCCAAACCTGCTTTAGATTATCTACAATCGATTGTTTTAGAACATCTCTATCCAATCTATCAACCTCAGTTTTAAACACATCTAAGGTAGGTAATTCTGAGTATTTATCGAAGTGAGATATAACCTTAGTTACAATCCACTCATTAGCCTCAGAATCAAAGTATTCAGGTTTAAGAATATCATATACCATTTGTAAGAATATTCTATCCGTTACTAATGATGATATGATTTTTATCTGAAACGATGTTCCGAATTTATTTCCAAATTTATCCATAGGATACAAATATACGAATTAAGTTTTAAATTACCAAACTATTTTCTAGTTTGTTTTGAGTATTTATCCAACTCAGCCCATGTATTTACCAACCAGTTTTCAACATTTTTAAAAGCAGTATATAATTTATCAACCATAAACTCTTTTTTGAATTGAAATGAATTTAAACCGTTTATAGGTGAATCGATAATAGCTCTCACATTAGATGTAATAGCCGAACCCATTATTGGGTCTGAAAGTTGCATTAAATCGTAGTTCAGTTCAAGAATACTTCTATTTGCAAGTATCTTAGCTTTTAACTTTTCATCATCAATTTCATTAACACGTTCCATTAGAGTATCCAAACTATCGATTGGTTCATTCTGTAAAAATGTTAATTTATTAATTAATGTTTTAGGTCCAACTCCAGAAACACCTGGAATATTATCTGATTTATCACCATCAAATATCCTATAATAAACTAAATTATGTGATGGAACTCCATAGATTTCATGCACATTATCTTTAGTTATCATTTTCTTTTTAGTTGGTTGCCATACTGATATTCTATCATCTACTAATTGTAGAAAATCTTTATCAGATGAAACAATAATAACTTCTTTTTTGAATATATGTCGGGCCGCATATGCCATAATATCATCAGCCTCTACATGGTCTACATAACATACATCAACAGGTAATAGTTGTAGATACTTTATCACCGAGTTAAAGTTACGTTTCATAGATTCCGCTTGGTCTTCCAAATCTTCATACCCAACTAACCTATTAACTTTGGTTAATCCAGTTCTACCTTCCTTATACCCACTATGCATTTTCTTTCTACGAGTAGAACCACCCTTACCATCGAAAACAACCAACACTCTCGTTGGTTTATTGTTTCTAATAAGAGCACCGAGGGATAACAGAAATCCTGTTACCCCACCAACGTGCTCTCCATCATCATTTAATGTTGGGACTGCGCCAAAAACGCGGAT